GTAAAAATTCCTTCCGGCAAGCGACATGGCGTCTCAGGATTCACGGGTGCCCATGATCCGGCGGCCTTTTTTGCGAACCATCTCGATACATTCAACTGGAACGGACGACTATGTTTCGAAGACATGTCATGTGATGAAAGGCAGTTACCTAATCGTAAAGCAGGGGATGGGCAGCCAGCAGGTGGTTTCAGACACACCGGCGACCGGCGGGATGGTCTTGGTCATACCTGGACCGGGATCGTACCGTCTGCTGGATCGTGATCAGTCCACATTCATCATTGTAGATGTCAACGGAATAGAAGTTATGCCTGACAGGTGGCCTGGTTTCTGCTTCGAGACTGTCGACATGTCCGCTCACTCCGCGACAATCGACGTCGGCTCAGAGGAGGTTCCCGGGATTGTCTCATACGGGCGTGCGGCAGGTACGATACCACCCTACACGCCAGATGGGAATGGCCCAACGAACACGATCACGCTACCCGGAATCAAATTTGTGAAAAGTGATGAACCAATGAGGGAATTGCGCGTCCGCCTAAAGGAAGAGAGAGAAGAACACGCGACCAAGATTACTCGTGCTGTGAGAGCGCTTGGAGCAAGCCGCGCGGCTGGCCGCGCCTTAGGCGTCCGCGCTGAGGATCTCTCAGGTCTGACACCACCTGTGCGCGAATCGTTGTCGTTCTCGTCATCCACCTCCATACGCCCATCTCCCACGACTTCGTTCACGCCCGTCACGCGGCCAGCGAAGCCCATGGCGAGCTCCACGCCTCCGCCGCCGCCAGTTACCCCACTTGCCACGAGGCCTGCACCGCCCAGCGCCGCTCTACAGAAAATGGCGCCGGTCCCGGCTGTCAAAACCGCGCCCGCACCGCCAGTGACTGACACCATTACTTTTGGACCAGATTTCAACGCCTTACTTGAAGAGATGGCTCAAGGAGTAATGCGAGAGGTGCCAGATGCGTCTTTCTCCTCCCTATCCGCACCTGGCGCAGTGGGGTACTACTCAGATGACTTCGGCGTCTTCTCAATTCCCGCCACCACGCTGCCAGCTTATACATTTGACGCTACTTCACAGAAGTATGAGTATACCGGCGTGCGGTCCGTGACTTCTGTGCACGCTGTTGCCAGCGACGGTGTTCTCTATGCCGTTCCCGAGTAGTATGCTCGATCGCCAGGGAACGGACGGGGGCTAGTGGAAGGGATATGCTAC